CATGACTTTTTCTGAAACTGCAACTTTCAACACGGATGCAGAAACAGCTTCGACCTTAATTGCAACGAAAACAGCAAGAGCCAGTAAAGGGATCCGATTCGACTCGAATGGAGACATTGGAATTTCAGTTTTTGATCCCGATGAACAGGCGAGCACGGCAACAACCCAGGCTGCCATAGCGACAACCCAGGCAGCAGCAGCTGCGGTGTCAGCATCAGCTGCTTCAACTTCAGAAAATAATGCAGCTGCCAGCGCAACCGAAGCAAGTGCTTCAGCTGCTAATGCAGCAACTTCAGAAACCAATTCGACTTCATCCCAGGTGGCAGCAGCAGCTTCGGCAGCAGCAGCCTCCGCAACCTCCGTAGCGATGGCGATCGCTCTCGGTATTATTCTCACTCCAATCATATAAAGGAGCAATCATGGCAAACGCAGCAAGCGTGACGGTCTCGGCAACTGTGTTGCCAGATAACATCGCAAAAACAATCGCAGGAACTTGTACTGTAACTCCATCGGATGCAAACGATAAGTGGTATTACAAGTTTACAAATGTCTCGAATTCATCAACCGACCTTATGGCTGGTTATTTTACCGATTACACGGGGATCGATGACGATACCGCGCCAACCGCCGTTCATACTGGTGACAAAGTGCTTTTTTTGTTCATTAAGAATACTGACAGCACTAACGATGTTTATATCGTTCTGGATGCAGGAACAGCATCAACCAGCGTTGGTGATGGAATCAAAATTCCAGCCGGTGAATCCTGGTATGGTCGGCTTCCCAACACAACTGTTGCTGACATCCACGCAATCACTTCCTCTGGAACAGTAGATTGTATCGTCGCAGCATTACTTGATGACGTTGCATAAGGAGAATCATGGCTAGTTTTGAACGCTATTTTGCGAACCAAATCACTCAGCCAGATTTCGGTCCTAACTCTGCGACCACCATCCACACCTCGGATGCTTCGAATACAGTCCAATCTGACATCATCATCGGATTACTGCTTTCGAACTCCGGGAGTGTGACGGCGACCGCGAGTGCATACATTCAATCTGGATCGACTGACATCTACCTGGTGAAAGACATTTCCTTGCCGGTTGGAAACAGCACGGAACTGGTTCAAGGGAAAATTGTCTTAAACGATGGAGATTCGCTCAAAGTGATTTGTTCGGTCGGTCAGGTTGATGCCTGGTTATCTTGTTTAGATTCAGCAGCTGCATAGGAGGCTTATGAAGAAGATTGGTAATATCCCAGCAGGGATCCAGGAAACGACCCAGGATGTCTTGGACATTCGAGGAAAATCAAAAACTGCTGCTCAAGCAGATGCTTCCGGAATAAAAACAGGTTTTGCTTTTAGACATGCTTCGACCTTGACGGAAGATGTGACGATCGCGAGCGATGAAGCTTGCGTGATGGCTGGCCCCGTTACTGTTGATAATTGTGTGCTGAAAGTGGAAGGCACTTTGGTGATCGTATGACAGGAATCGTAGTACCCGATGGGGGAAACATAGGATCTGCATCTGATACTGATGCGATAAGTATTCCTGCTAATGGTAAACCCACATTTAGTGCAGGAATAGCAAATACAGGGACTATTGATGCTGGTACTTTAGGTTCTTCAATAATTCATTCAATTGGTTGGCAACATATAGCAGATAAACATCACACCTCATCCTCAAGTACGGCTAATTATTTTGAGTTTCAAAATGTGTTTTCAAATGATTATATCATGTTTTGTATTTATGTTGGACAGATAAACTTTGCTCAGAGTAGTAGTGATTTTCATTTCCGATTAATGAATTCAAGTGGAAATATAAACACTGCACAGTATTATGGGGCAACACATAGAACAGAACATGACCAAGGATCTGATCAAAACGCATATTATTCTGGTGAATCTAAGGGATACTTTATAAATAATATGGAAGGAAATAGTGCTAATGTGGGTGCTCATGGGCATATTTGGATTTATAATGTCACTTCTCCTACAATTTTGGGAACTTCTGTTGACAGAGGAACTAATTATAGACCTTTTATAAGAGCTGAGTTGCAACATTATAATATGGGAACTAATTCTTACGGATTGGCAACATCTGATTGGAGATATAATGTTGATCAAACTTCTTCTTATTATACTGGAATCAACATTTATGGAAGAAAAGGAGATGCAACTGCTGATGCTAATTTAATGGCAGGCAGTCATATCTCTCTTTGGGGATTAAAAGGAAAGGCTACAGCGTGATTACAGTAAGAAATGGTAGAGGTGAACCTGAATCTCATGAAAATATAAGAGTTGCTGAACAAAAAGCAAAACGTAATTCTTTACTAGCAGATAGTGACATTTATATGATTGAAGATTTTCCTACTACTAAAAAAATAGAGTGGAAAACATATAGAAAAGCACTAAGGAATATGGATTTTAGCGACTTAAATAATTTAAAATGGCCCACTAAACCAGAATAAAGCATCATGAGTTCTGAACTTAAACTAACGAACATAAAGCACCCAAGTTCTGGCAGTAATAATCTGGTGCTTGCGAGTGATGGTTCTGCGACTGCAACACTTAGTTCTACTTCAGTAGTTCCTGCTTCTATTGGTGGTACTGAAGTCTTGCTTAATACTTACACTGCAAACAGTAGTTCAACTATTATTGCTATTACTGGAATGTCAACAACATATTCCACTTATAAATTTATTCTTTCTGAACTTAAAACTTTAGAGGATAGCATTACATTTTATTGGTACTTAAAAATCGCAGATGGGACTGTAAGAACTGCTAATTATACAACAAGTTCTTGGCAAATTTACTATAATGGTAGCAGTGATGGAAACGGGCAAAATAGTTATAGTAATACACTATTCGGAACATCTTCTCATGTTGGAAATGATGATACTATTAATGGAGTATTTTATGTGTTTGGACCAGCTAACACTTCAACAATGACTCATGGAATTGGTATATGGAATTATAGATCACACAATGACTATAATTACAACGTCACTGGCGGAGGACAATTTACTGGAAGTGAAGCTCATACTGCTATTAATTTGCAAACAGAATCAGGAGTTTGGGTATCTGGAACAGTAAAAATGTATGGAATAAAATGAACGATCAAGAAAAAGAAATTACAAAAAAACTTCAAGAGCAGTATGAAAAAAGAATAGCTGATCCTAGAAATATGTATGCTGAAAATAGATTAGAAGAATACCCATCTATCCAAGAATGTATTCACGCAATTTTGGATGATGATTTAACTGCATTACAGAAAAAACGGAAACTAATAAAAGAAAAATATCCTAAACCCGAATAAAAATCATGCCTTCGGATCTCCAGATAACGAACATTCGTGACCAAGCAAATGCTAATAGTGCAATTACAATTGCTTCAGATGGTCAAATAACTGTTAATCAAAATAATCCTACCATTCAATTAGGGACGAACACGACTTTTCCCACAAAAGTAACTGATAGAACAATCTTTTATATGGCAAGCAAAAGCAGTACTCATTATACCAGTTACGATGATTATCGGATAACAGATAATTTTGTTGGTGGTGAAATAAGAATGACAGGTGTTGCCCCTGACGGGTTTACTAGCATTGTTACTGCTGAAATTGTTACTCTTGAAGGTCAATCTGGTGCAAATAACGGGCTTAATTTAAGGTGGATGATTGGGGGTAATGGGCAAGGATACCAAACTCATTCATTGTCAAGTACAAATATATTTAGTGGCACTTTTACTGCAAATAATCTTAGGTTTACAAGTTTTTTAGGTGCTGGTACATCAGGTTCAAGGTTTGAGGATATTATAGCACAAGGAGATGCGTTTGGCATAAGAGTGCTTTCTACTGGAAGTGGTGGTCAAAATGTGTATGGCTTAGGTGCTAAAATAACTTGGAGATTCTAATAGATGATAACTTTAATTGATGCTTTAAATGCTTTAGGTGTAAGTGCGTATTGCAAAAATAACGACTATGATACTATCGTCTGGAATGATCCTAAACAGGCAATATCCAAGGAAGATTTAAATGTTAAAGTTGTTGAAATGCAGAAAGCAGAAGATGCAATTCAATATCAAAAAGATCGAGCCTCTGCTTTCGACCCAATTCCTGAACAGCTTGACCAGATTTATCACGATATAGATGGGTGGAAAGCTAAGATCAAAGCCGTAAAAGACAAATATCCAAAGCCTTAAATGAAAGCATTTTTAATCATTACATTTATATCTTTTTCTGCATTAGTTTTTGCAACCGGGCATCACACAAAACATCCGATGCAGGATCAGCTTGCTCAGACTCAGATTCCCCTGGATCCGCAATTCCAATCTTTTCATGCAATGCATCCACAACCATCCGGGATTAACTCCCTACCGGATCGCATCGCAGACATGTTTATGGATCAAGGATTAATAGGAGCATTTCTTCTTTGCCTGGGGTTTTACTTGTTCAAGGTTGAGAAAGCAGCTGCGATCGATCGGAAGGAATCGTCTACAAAGCTTGAGACTTTGATTGTGAAAGGACAGGACAATCTCCTCGAAGTAAAAACTGAACTTGCTTCGATCAATGCGCGGATCGAGAACCTGGAGCGTGAAACCGAGACCTTAAAGGATTTCATTCTAACAAATTCTAAAATGGCGCGGATCTAATGGCTAAAGAAACCAAAACAACTGTTGAAACAGTATCGGATCCACCGAAGCCAATAACGGATCCAGCAATGAAACTAAAGTTTCTGATGTTCTGGTCACGGCTCATTATTACAGTCCTAGCAATGGGATTATTTGGTTATTTAGCCGGTGCTATGTTGACCATGAGAGAAGAGATGACCAGTTCAAGCAAGGATGTTCTCCTATTAATGCTCGGAAGCTTCCTCCCTATCGTTCTAGCGATTTCAAAATTTTGGCTGGATCCCGATGATTCTCATCCTGGGACTAATGGTAATAACACAAACCAAACAAACGAAAAGGAAGCAGATGCTCGACCGGCTGCTTGATTGGATTCATGAATATTTTAAACCCAAAACCTCTGATGAAAGGAGTGACAATATGCTTAATTTGGTTCTTCCATTTGTGGCAAATATGCTGCGCGATGTGGTGCTGGACAAAGCACAAAGCTTAGCTGTTGAGACGTTACAGCCTCACTTAGATAAGTTACCTCCAGATGTTAAGAAAGCCCTGGATGATGCTGTCGATGGCGATAATAGCCATGGTCATAAATCCTTGGCTGACCTTATCAAACAGTCATGACCTCCGGATGAACGTATCTAAGAACTTCACGTTACGCGAACTCGTTCATTCGAATCACGCGATCCGCGCTGGGATCTCTGCCGAGCAAGCGGAGGTTCCCAGGTCTGCGATAGTCGCCATGACCGCTCTGGTGTATAAGGTGATCCAGCCGGCACGGGATCACTTCGGCCCAATCATCATCAATTCGGCGTGGAGATGTAAAGAGCTCAACGAGCTTTTACATTCGAGCGCGAGCTCAGATCATTGTTGTGGTTGGGGAGATGGCGAGAATGGTGACGAGCTCGTCGTCGCAGCTGCTGACATCGAAGTCAAGGATCCTAAGATTTCGAATTATGATCTCGCGGTTTGGATCCGCGACAATTTAGAATACAAACAACTGATCCTGGAAAACTTCGATCCCGATCGGATAGGCTGGGATGGAAAACCGGAAGGAGGGAACTCCGGCTGGGTCCATATAAGTTATGATGCCAGCGACCGGAGAAACGAGAAGAAAAACTTAACGATGCGGATTGTTAATAAGAAAGCAAAATACTCTGAAGGGATCCAGGAATGAATAAAACCACATTAAAATTCTGTGGTTTTTTGTGGTTTTACTTTTTTAGGAAGGTGAATCTCCGCAATCCCTTGAAAAATGGTGCCTGGGGCCGGACTCGAACCGGCATGAGGTATTGCCTCGAGGGATTTTAAGTGTCTAGCAAGTGAGGCGCAAGAAGAGATTACGGAGTGTTGTGGTTTTTTCTGTGGTTTTACGATAGAAGATTAACAGTCTCAACCATATCGATATTTTCCCAATCGGTATAGTTTTCCAGAGTCACCTGGGTCGAGGAATGACCAGCCCATCGAGCGACTTTCTCTAAAGCTCCTCCATTATCCAAAGCTTCCGTAATTCCACTTTTTCTTAACGTGTGAAGCGGATCTCCTTTTAAGCCGAGCTCATCTCGATACCATTTAAAAATTCGACTCAAAGCCGATGGGCTTGTTCGCCAATTTCCTCCTTTCCCATCATCGAGATACCAGACTTCCCTGTCTGATCTGTTGAGAACATCCTTGTTCAAAAATTTATAAAGCTTTTGGCCCATCCGGATATTCCGGCCCTGTCTTTTCTTAACCCTGAAATCCAGGGGAAGGACATCGCGGATCTGAACGATCTGACGATTCATATTAATGCCGGCAAGCTTCGGATCGAGAGCCGTCAAAGGCATCGACCAGATCTCAGAATTTCGCATCAGCGCGTATCTCGCGAGCATGAAGATTCGAATGTGATTAGGATCATTGACTTCGAAGACCAGGTCTTCCAAGGCTTTCAGCTTCTCCTTGACCCATGAATGGGTCGGCTGCTTTGTGCATTCGATTTCTTCTAAGATGATCGGATTTGGAATCAGCTTTTTTTTATAAAGCCAGGAAAAGGCGCAATTAACATGGCCCTGGTGCTTGTTGATCGTCGTATCCAAAAGCGGTTTCCCTCGATACATTTTCTTTTTCAGATAGTTCTCGAAGGCGAGCTCCATCAGATCATTGTATCCACCGATCGGAAAGTTTCCGTTCGCTTCAATAAAATAGGAAAGTGATCCTTTGTATTGAGTAAACGTGCCTTTCGATCTTCGAGGCTGAATGAAATCCCAAAGATACTTATCAAAAAGAAACTGAATTGAATCTTCCTTTTTGATCAGTTTTTCTTCCAACTTCTCGCCTCTAAAAATAACCAGGTTCTCCTGGTATCTTCTTGACAGAAATTGAATGTCTTTGCTGGTTAATTCTGTCTCTGTTTTCCCTTGAGTCTCATGAAGTTTGGCAATCACAAACCTGGATGCCTGACCACGGGCATCCGAGTTTTCATGATCACGACCCATCCATCGAGATTCTATAGGATCCAAAGACCATAATTTACGCGGTCTCCCCATAAAGTTCCTCCTCTATGATGGTTATTGCTTTTTTAACTTTTTTTACTTTACCTTTACAACTTATTGTTGTTGTTTCTTCAAGAATTACAAAATCGTTAATGGGTTTTACGGAAATGCCATTTTTAGATAAAAAATCCAAGGCTTGGCATACGTCCCATTGGTCGCTGTTAAACCTCGCTTTGATTTTTACTGAACTCTCCGATTCATCTATTTCCCGTGCCAAGATCGTAATCCCGTCTTTTTCTGTGATTTCATCTAATTTCTTTAAGAAATTAATATTTTGATATTTCTCCATATTTGACACGGAGTAATCTCTTTCTACGATCGTTCCTGTTTTCATTGCGATCCTCCTGAATTGGATTTTCCGAGGAGCCCAGGAACCCAGCCTAGTAATTTTGTATTCATAATTTCCTTTCTATTTTTCCTTTCCAATGGCTTCCACCAAAAGCTCGCGAACTATTTCTAATTTTGCCTTGAGTCGCTCGTTTTCGATTTTCAGCTGTTCGTTGATTTTATCTCCGGGATCTTGTCCGTAGATGATGTGATTTAAATCGATGTCATGCTTTTCGCAATAATCGAGTAACGCTTCGAACGGGAGTGATCCCCGTTGCTTAAAACCACTAAGAGACTGCTTAGTAATCCCAAGTTCCTTCGCGACCTGGTCGTCGCGCTTAACACTTATTGATTTCTGAAAACGATCATATATTTCTTCTGTATTCATACATTCCTTCTTTACTACTCGGTATTTTTAATGAGCATCCGTTTATAGCTTCTTCGCTCAATTTAATAGTTGGTGAAAAATCGAACCACCAAATATTTTTATAAACATTTTAATTTTTTTCTTGACTGAGTATCGATTATCATTACCATGTCAATCAGATCAACACTCGATCTGTTAAACAGTTAAACAGTAATGAATGCCACGATGCAAAGTCAAGATTTAATCGAGAGCCCAGAAGCAGCTAGGATCTTAGGCATTACAGTAGATCAGCTTCGAAGGCGTGTGAAGAATGGGAAAGTGATTCCCATTATTAGAAAGAGAAATATTTTACTCTTTTCCAGGAAGGAACTGAGTGACTCCATTTCAAAAGAGAATCCTTGAACTAGGGTTCACTCACCGGGAGTTTGCGAGACAGCTGGGACAGCCCAGGTCAACAGTCTCGGCATGGATCAACGGAGCCAGGAAGATTCCGAAACTCTTTGTCCGAAACTTTGCGTTGCTTCTCGACATTCCGGTTAGTGAAGTCTGGAATTGGAATAAGACCTTTGGCGAGAATGTTTCTCGTCGCGAGCACATGGAGCTCGCAAGGAAATCGGCACACCGCCGGTTTGCGAAGGTGACCAGGAAGGACATTGATGATGCTGTTAATCAGTATCTGGCAGCCGGCGGTACGATTCAAAAATTAGACGATGGTCCGGACAAGACCAGCATTGAAAAACTCATTGACGACATTGGAAGTCTATCACGATGAAGCACTATTCTAATTCAGCCCTAAGTAAAAGAGTCGATTGCGGTCAAGCATTCAAATATAAGTATATCGACCAGCAGCATGAGAAGACGAAACCTTCTCTGATCTTCGGATCCGCGATTGATGCTGCGATCAACGCCGTGCATTACAACATCATGCACCGAGATCTTCCCCAGCTGTTTTACGACCAGGTCATCCTTAATTATTTCAACCAGGAGAAGAACCTTTTAGAGCATGAGCTCGACAAGGAAGAGTGGAATGCCCTGGAGGACATGATCCTGAACATGATCGAT